GAAGGCGCAGACGACGCCATCGCGGAGGACTTCAAGAGTGAAGGTGGGGAGGGTCTGCATCTGAGGTAATCCGTCGGAGCGGTTTCGATGCATTCAGTCTGCACGGAAAAATCCGTATGTCAACGGAAAAACGGAAATTTCCTTGCGATCATTCCCGTACGTGCTAGATTTGGTGCGGAAGAAATGTTCCTGGATTGTTCCCCGCAATCCACAGACAAGAAAGCCCGGCGCTGGGCCGGGCTGTGGAGAACGATATGACGGGCCAAAAGATATACGCGACGCGCTTTGAGCTTCTGTTCTGGATCTTCGCCACCCACGTCACACTTGGCATAGCCATGGATAACCTGTGGCTGATTACGCCGCCCCTTGGGGCCTGGCTGGCACTCTATGTCATGAACAGTCTAGAGCAGCCGGTAGAAACCTATGCCGATCAGGAGAAGCCCGATCCCGTCAAGAACCAATCCGAAGGGTGAGGGGCGTCGTCTCTTATCCGAAATGATATCCGTCGCTAGGCCGCGTGGAATAAGTATCTGGCGCTCAGGATGGTTCTTCCACTCTCCGACGCCTATGGTCGCAATGCCCAAGCCGACGAAAGCAAACCCGTGATCCTTGGCCGCAATGGACGCGACCAAAATAATGGTCCCGACCGCTACAAAGACCTTGTACCAGACATCTACAACAAGATTGTTCAGAGGGTTGGTCATCCGGATGCCTGTGAGTTCTTCTTGCCGCGTGAGCGACGGTGCCCTCACGCACGCGCATTCGCGCGAGGGCTATCCTGGTTCATCTGCCGGCGAGGATCACGTTTGACGTGGCCCTGTTGCGGACTTCCACGGTTTCGTAGAAGTTCGCCCCAGAAGGAATGTAGCTGCCCGGGACGGACCAGAAGACTTGTGTCTGAACCAAGTAGCTCCCTGGGGCAACGTTTTCAAATACGAAACGCCCCTCGGCGTCGGCTTTTGTTCTACGGGTGTACTGCTCATACTCGGGAGGAGTATTCTCGATCTTCTTCCCGAAGAAGGTCGACTTGTTGCCACCGTAGATGGTCGCGAACCGCTCGCGCGCGTAGGTGGTGGCTGGGATTAGATAAACGTCCTCACCTGCGGCTTTTACAACGCCACCGCCTTGCTGGCGGAGGAATGCCTGTCCCTCGATGCGGCCTGAGCCTTGCTGATGGATATACGCTGCGGCTTTAGGGTCGAAAGTAGACTGAACTGTTGCCGTGCTTACACACGCGCTCGCCAGCACTGCCACTGCGACAGTCGCTCCGATTTTGGTGATCATTTGCCCCCCAAGTCTAATTCTAGAGCCTTGTTACCTTGCATACGACGCGCCCAATTACTTGAAGGTCGTCCGCGAGGATCTCGTCTGTCCCATGGGCGGGATTGTCAGACTTGATTCGTATTCTGACCGGATTGCTGCCTTTCACAACCTCAAGCCGTTTTACCGCGATGCCGATCCCGTCGAAAATGGCGAATAGCCCATCAGGTGAAGGGGCCGTTTGGCTGCGATTGATCATGACACGGTCGCCCGGGAGCAGCGTCGGGATCATTGAGTCGCCATCAACGGGGATGAAATCGACTTCCGCCTCTTTGGCCCTGAGTTCTGTGTGCAGGTAATCCACTGGCAGGCGCCACACTGCCCGAACACCGTCGAGCACCTTGCCATCCACCATCACACCAGGGGCTAGCCCACCCTCGCCAAGCCCGGCGACCACATTCCGCTCCGGCACCTCGCCTGGCTGCAAGTCTCCGCGCTGGATGCGGATCTCCACAGCATGGGCGGCTCGATCTTCAATGAACTCAGGATCTGGCCCGAACTCCTGCCCCAGAGGAACCCGTTGGATCGTGTCTTCTTCACCAATCTCGAACTTGAACAGCGCGCCCGGCTTCAAAGCGAATTCCCTTTCCAGAGCCGTCACCTCCGCAGCCCCGATGGACTTCTTTCGTCCATTGAGGAAGTCGCGAAGATAGTCCGACCCACGACCAATCTTCTTCGCCAAGTTGGTCGGATCTACCCCTTTGGAGTCAATCAGGGCTGCGAGGTTCGCGCGGAGGCGTTCGGGGCTGTTCTGCATCATAAGCGGATTTATCCGCTTTTTCTCGAACAGGCGCGATACGGAAATTTCCTGTTGCACGTACGGAAAAATCCGTTCATTATGCGGACATGGAAGAGACATTACGCGCCCACCTTTTTGAATGCGCCGCCTTGTTTGAGGAGGCAACGGGCATCACGCCCGCGACCGTCGGCAAACGTGCGCTCAATGACAACACTTACTTTGCCCGGATCTCTTCTGGGCAGGGGTTCACGATCCGCACCTACGACAGGGTGATGGAATGGATGTCAGCCAACTGGCCGGAGGATGTCGCGTGGCCCACTGATGTGCCGAGACCGTCTCCGCCGGAGCGCCCACACCCTTTTCAAGACGACGTCCCGGCAAGCGCCGTCGTTGAAGCCGCGTAACTAACGCAGCTCCGACAGCGCACGAGAACGGCTCTTCATTTTTCGGATGGTGCGAGCGACATGATGAACTCCCCCAAATCTATTGAAGCACAAGTGATTTGCCGAGGCCTCTGGGCACCTGGAGTAACTCGGGCGAGTACCTCTTTCTGGCATTCGTTGTCCTCCCGCGTCGGCACAACGCCCCCCGCCGACGCTAACTGCGCGGGCGACCGTCAACCGCTTTGGGTCGCCCGCGCCTTTTCTCTCTCCACCCTTCGGCAGCAGCTTCTTCAGCACGCGGCGAATGTGAGCGCGCACTTCTCGATCACTCGCGCCCTTCGCTCCTTTGCCGTCGCTCATCGTCCAAGTCTCCATCTCATGGCGAGCAATATGGCGCGCCAAGCTGAGCAGTTCATCTCAAAAAATCAGCGAGTTTTTTCATGAACGGAACAAGAATTTCCGATGAAGAGCGCAAGATCCTCAAAGGCTGTCTTGATGATGACGTTGATACTGCTGGAGGCGTCTCCAGGGTCTGCGAGAAGCTCAAAGTCAATGCTTCGCTCGTCTCCCGCTATACGTCAGTGAGCGATCAGAACATCGGCACAAACATGCCGATCGATGTCCTGCTGGGGCTTATCCGTCAGATCAGCAAGCAGGGCGGTCGGTCTAAGGTTCTCGCAATGCTGGCCGATGAGGCGGGCTTTGAGCTGGTCAGGAAGATCGATGCCCATTCCGATGAAGCATCACTGCTCGATCATCTCGCGGATCTGACGGCACGGGTTTCCGCTGTCCAGATCAAAATCATGCAGGCCGAGTCTGATGGCCAGGGGACGGACAGCCGTGAGGCTGCGGAGATCCTGCCTTCGGTTAAAGCGCTGACCACTGAATGCGTCGAGATGGAGCACATTCTCGAGCACAAAGCCAGCGGCAACGTCGCTCCGATCCGGGGAGCCGCGTAATGCCCCGCCGCCTTCCTGACGAGAAGATTGCCGCCATCAAAGCCCTTCGCGCCAAGGGCCACAGCATCAGTGAAATCTGCGCTGAACTGAAGCTGCATAGGAGCGTAGTGCATCGGCATTGTGAGGGGATCCGACTCCCGAACGGCCCCTTGAAGCGTGGTCCCAAATTCACGCTCTCACGTGCTGCCTGCCTGAAACTTCGAAATGAAGGTCTGAGCTTCCGGGAAATCGCTGTGAGGGTAGGGCGCTCATATACGGCGGTTCGGAATGCAATCGTCAATCGCAGGAGCGCAGCATGACCGATCTCGCCCCCGATCTCATCCGCTCCTATGTCGATCGCATCCTCCGTCTCAAGGAGGAAGAGGACGGCCTGAAGGCTGACATCAAGGACATTTACGCGGAAGCCAAAAGCAACGGCTTCGACAAGACCGCATTGGGCGATCTGGTCACGCATCTCCGCAAGCAGGCGAAGAACCCGGAAAAGCAGGCCGAGCGTTCGTCGCTGTTCGATCTGTACCTCGACGCATACACCAACGCGCCTCACGCGCATACGCATACGCGTGAGGGCTGATCATGAAGGCTCCCGCTCCGAAAGAGATCGTGCTGCACATTCAGGTCGCCACCGTCCTGAAGCAGTACCTGGCTGAAGGCTGGGCCTTCACTCATCCGGCCTCTGGCGAGCACCGGGACAAGCGCACGGCTGCGAAGCTGAAGGCCATGGGCACCATGCCGGGCTGGCCTGACCTGATCCTCGTCTCGCCTGATGGGCTCTTCCACGGGCTGGAGCTCAAGAGGAAGGGCGGGAGCCTCAGCGATGCTCAGAAGGCCTTCAAGATGCTCGCAATCGAGCAGGGTTGGCCCTTCTGCGTAGCCGATAGCCTGGATGCAGCTCTCGACATCCTGAACGGCTGGGGCTGCCTGCGGACCAAGATCACCGGGAGCGCGGCATGAGGCGCTTCCCGTACCCCACTGATCCGATGACGGGCTTCGAGGCTATGGAGCTCGACGCCATGCTGCTCGAGCGGCTCGCCGAAGAGATGGAACAGTCTGCTTCCGTTCTGCAAGGTTTCGGCGATACCGCCCGTGCTTCAGTGCCCGCGCTGGAGATCAGGGCGAAGCGCCTGCGCCGGATAGCTGCCTGCCTCGGCTACATGGCCGGCCGCTTGGATCGCCTTCATCTCCTGAATGAACCTGTGCGCCGTGAAAGCACCTACGGCTCACCCACCAATGATCGGAGCGCCGCATGACCAACCGTGTTGTTGATCTGGAAGCTCAACGTGAGCGCCGCATAGAAGAGGCTTGGGGTCACTACTGCGCGGCTCGCCTCCAGGCTGAGGCATCTCTTTCAGTACAGGACGGTATTGCTGCCGGTAAGGCTTGGCGCCGTTGGCTGGATCTATTCATGAGCATAGACCAGCGCGACTCTCTCGACCGGGCAGGGGAGGTTAAGACCCTCCAAAGGCGGGCGGGATGAACATGCACGCCGGAGCCATTGAATACATCGAGCAGCCGCATGCTCTTTCCGCCGAGCAGGGGCTTCTCGGGGCCATCCTCCACAGCACCGACGTTATCGATCGCGTGCGCGGCATTGTCGATCCTGACGACTTTCACGAGCAGGTGAACGCAGCAATCTTCCGCACCATGTGCGAGCGCCGGGATGCAGGCGAGAACATCGATGGCCGTCTTGTGCGCCTTGCTATTGGTGATCAGGACCTCGGCGGGATCACGGTAGGCGAGTATCTGGCTCGTCTCTATGCTCACGCCACTACGGTTTCCAACGCTCCCGATTATGCCAGGGCCATCCGCCACGCCGCCATGATGCGCAAGCTCCTGGCCGCATGCCGCGATGGAGTGACTGCAATGTCCTCCGGCGCCGTACAAGACCCCTCCAAGTACGCCGCTCAGATGATCGAGGAGCTCGATCTCGTAGCTACATCCGGCACCCATGAAAGCCTGAAGCGCGTCAGCCTCGGCTCCGCCTCTCAGCAGGCCATCGACGCCGCTCTAGCCGCTCGTGAAGGCCGGATTGAGCGTGGGGCGCCCTACGGCATCCCCAGCCTCGACCGGATGACCCTCGGCATGCGGCCGGGTCAGATGATCGTGCTCGCCGGACGTCCTGGCATGGGCAAGACGACCGTGGGCGTTGCTCTTGCCATGAATGCCGCCAAGGCAGGTCACGGTGTTTACTTCGTCTCACTCGAGATGGTCGCGCAGGAGTTGGGTGAACGCGCTCTGGCCGCCGCTGCGTTCTCCCCGCGTGACAAGAACCCGATCAGCTACCGCGATATCGCCAAGGGCAAGGATCTGACAGACGAGGACATCTGGGCTCTGCAGGAAGCTCAGAAGCGACTCAACCGGTATCCCCTGACCATTGAGCAGCAGCCGGGGCTCACGATCTCGCAGATTGCCGCCCGCGCTCGTCAGGCACGTTCTGCCATGGAGCGCAAGGGAACGCCTCTCTCGCTGGTCGTGATCGATCACCTGGGCCTCATCAAGGCCACTGGTCGCTATTCCGGCAACCGCGTTCAGGAACTCACCGAGATCACCGGAGCCATCAAGGTCCTGGCCAAGGAATTGAACGTCGCCGTTCTGGTCCTGTCGCAGCTTTCCCGTGAGACAGAGAAGCGCGAGGACAAGCGCCCGCAGCTCTCGGACCTCCGCGACTCCGGCTCCATTGAGCAAGACGCCGATATGGTCATGGGGCTCTACCGGGAAGCCTATTACCTCGAACACAAGGCCAACCCTTCCGCCGAAGACATGGCGAAGCTGGAGGCCAGCCGGGACCTGATCGAGGTCGAAGTCCTCAAGCAGCGCCAGGGCCCGACCGGACGGGTGAAGCTCTTCTGCGCCATCAACTGCAATGCCATCAGCGAACTGTCCGAGTACTGATCATGAGCCAGTATCCCTCTCTCCCACTCTTCACCGATGCCTACATTGCCGACACGGCCCATCTGACGAATGAGGAGCATGGGGCCTACCTCCGACTGCTCATGTTCGCATGGCGATCGCCAGACTGCGCCCTTCCTGACGATGATGTGAAGCTCGCCCGCATGCTTGGTCTTACTGCCAGGAAGTGGGCTGCTCTGAAGGTCTCTGTCATGGCGTTCTGGACCCTCAAAGAGGGCCGATGGTTCCAGTCCCGCCTCACTCGCGAGCGTCAATTCGTTGAAGAAAAAATAGAGAAGAGGCGCGACGCCGGAAAGCTGGGTGGCCGTCCTAAGTCATTGAAAAATCTAGAAGCCGCTAAAGCAAACGGTTCTCAGGAAGAAAGCAAACCGAAAGCACCTACACCTACACCTATACTTCCTTCGGAAGAGCGCGGGCGTGCGCCCGCGAACATGCAGGCTCGCATGCTGGCTGAATTGCCCCCAGGGGTTGATTGGCCAATCCGGATTTCAATGAAGATCCAGCCGATCTTCGAATGCCTGGAGGCTGGGGCAGATTTTGAGAAGCACGTCCTGCCGGTCATCCACGAGGAAGCCAAGAACGCCCATGCTGCCGGTCGGAAGCTATTCTCCTGGGACAACGTAGTCCCGCAAATCATGGCCGCCGTGGAGCGCGACCGGCGCCCTGCTCAATCCAAGCCGGATGACGTGTTTACGGATGAGGTCTGGACCCGTGCCATTGAGGGCTACAAGCGCACGAAACACTGGTCCTACGGCAAGTGGAGCCTCCCGCCTGACATGCCCGGGTGCTCGATCCCGCGGCACATTCTGGCAGCCCATGGTTACGGGAGGGTCGCCGCATGAAGTGCCCAACCTGCCATTCGGAGACGCACGTCATCGACAGCCACAAGCGCGCGCAGGGCTTCGCAGTCCGCCGTCGACGCGAATGCCTATCCTGCTTTTACAGCTTCGTCACCATCGAAATCGCCGCCGCCGTCAAACCGCCTAAGGCCAAGAAGAATGAGGCCGCCGCATGAGCCAGCAACCCCAAAAGAAGCCCTACGCCAACACGGGCAAGGTCATCATTGACCAAAGAGAACTCCTCAGGATGCTCGAAGAGGGCCTGAAGAAGGCTGACATCGCTCGCCATTACGGCGTGACCCGTTCAGCGATCACTAAGTCCCTGCGGAGGATGGCCGCATGACCGTCAAAATCACTGAGGCCATGAAGGAAGCCGTCCGGGATGCATGGCGCAAAGGCACGGACCCCTTCGACATCCAAGACAAGTTCAACATCGGCCGCACGTCCATGGAGAAGATCGTCAAGGGCATCCCAAGCGGAAGGCAACCGGGGCAGAGACGCCGGTTCGACTATGCCGAGGCGGCACGGCTGAAGGAAACCGGGCTGAAGGTGCGTGTCATCGCCAAACGCATGGGCGTTCATGAAAGCACCATCCGCCGCGCCCTTCGCCAGGTCGCCCATTCACGCCACAACGAACGGAAGGCAGCAGCATGAGCAATCTCCTCCGTATTCAACTGTCTGCCAATCCCCGCTAACCCTTAACCAGTGAGAGTCCCCACACATGGCTAAGAAGAACCGTCGCAAGAAGCATCGCCAAAGGTATGAGGTCGCTGTGTCGAAGGCGCAGCCGACGCCCACACACTTCATCCGCCTGGAGCGGCTTCCGGTGAAGATCGACGAAAGCCGCAAATGGTATGTGGTCCGTGTGAACTCGAAGGCCGAGGCCAAAGTCCAGAAGGGCCTTGAGGAGGCGGGGTTCTCCACATACCGCCCCATAGAGCCCGACATGGTGCGCCGGCGTGGCAGGGTGTACGAGATCGGGAAGCGTCCGGCCGCAGGCTATCTGTTCGTGGGCGTTGATCCTGCCTCGTGCGGCCATCAGGAGCTTTGGGCCTATTACGACAGAGTGGTTTACGATAGCTGCGCAGTGCAGGACCGACCGTTCTTCCGGGTTATGGGACCCTTCGGCACGAAGCAGCTCACGCGGTTTGCTGAAAGGATCAGGCCTCAGCTTGTCGCTGCTCTATGGTACAACGGCGAGGTACTTGGTCACTTCCCTGCAAATCGAGCCGGTATTGTTGAGGGCGAGCGTATCCTGTTGACAAACGTCTTGCCGACTCTTGAAACCGATGCGGCTTAACGGTAGTTATACCGTTCAAGACGTGTGGTGCAGTGTGCTCGCCCTTCGGGGCTTTGAGCTACGACCGCTTCGGAGGATGGAGCTACGGCCGCTGTCCTCCAAAGTGCGAAGCCTGCGCAAACGAACCAACCCCGCTGGTTTGCCCAGGCGGGCTTCCCTATTGAGGCAGCATGCCAGACCTCGGCTACATCAGGTTAACGCCAGAGTCGCTAAGCGCGCTCTGTTTAGTCGATGCAGCTGACGAGATCGAAGCCGCCCTGGACCAGCCCATCCGCTGGTTCTTCGCTGTCTCCAAGCTCCATCGAGCCCTGGGTTGCGGATTGATAGCTGCGTTGCGGGGGACAGAGGGCATCGGCGCATACGATGAAAAGACCCGCAAGAAGTGGCTTGAGTGGTTCCACGTCGGAATGGACGCAGGTCAACCTGCTCCGACAGCTACACGCGTCGACGATCTCCCAAAGCTTCTTGAGAGGGCTCTGGACCCCAACGACCCTTGGACGAAGGCCCATGGACCTATCACTCTAAGTGACGAACAGAAAGCTGACCTTGCGCGCTTAAATTCGCTTCGTGGTAATATTGAGCATGTGAAGCCTGTGCAATGGTCGTTGGAGGTCGGAGGCTTGCCCCGGATCGCAGGTGCAGTTGCAGCAACAGTCTCTCAACTGCTCGACGTAGCTGGAATTGGCCTTCACCTTGAAGACGAAGAGTTAGAAGCAATGCGGGCCGCGATCGCTCGCATTCAAGCAGTTGCGGTTCAGTACCCGAGCAATCCGCCTCAGCCGTAGAAACATCATTTCGATAGTATTCGGCCGCCCGGGTTACTCCGAGGCGGCTTTTCTATGTCCTTCATGCCCTCTGCCGAGCCCAAATCCTACATCCGAGACGATGGCGTCGTCATGGTAGAGATCCGCCCTCACGTCTACGTGGAAGAGAGCATGGCTGAGAGGCTGGGGCTGTTGAGGTGATCAGGAGGGCTGGTCTGATCGAAGGGAGCCGAGCCTATTGGTTCAGGCCCCAATAGAGAAATATCCCGATGAGGCCAATAGAGACCATGACCGCTATCGCGACCCAGGTATGCCATCCCCGCTTTGGCACATTTCCGAAGGGCATCCAGTCCTCCATCTGAGGGGACAAATGTTGCCCCTCAATGTGCTTGGAATATGTCCTGGAAGCCGTTGATCCCGCCAACCAGAGGGCGCCGCTGAGAGGCTGGGCTGTTGAGATAGATCCTTAGCCCAAAGCGTAGATGATGCCCCAAAGGCACAAGCCAACGACAGCGATCATCCAAATTCGATTAAGGGACCAGCGCATCAGTTGCCCAATGACATCTCTATTCGTCGGCGCTTTTCCTAGTCTCATGGCGAGCCTCCAGAGTTTGCAAAACTTAGAGGCGGGGATGCACCTGAAAGGCCAACGGCCAGCTAAGTGCCTGTCAACCACTCAACCTGTCACGGTAACAAGTCCTTTTGAGGGCGCCATGGACATCCTTTACCGCTTCCTCACTATGCCTCTGAGAGAGCTTCAGACCGAGCTCCAGCTATCCGAGATGCGCAAGAAGCAGGTGTTCATGCTCCATCTCGATAGCCAGGACGCCATGCGGCGGGAACTGTTGCTGGCCTGATGCCAAAAAGAAAGGGCTCCTAAGAGCCCTTATCTACTGTTAGCGGCGCACCATTCTGCATTTTTGGACACGCTCTCTAACAATCCGCCCGCGAACCCTCTTAGTCACAGTCTCCCACTTGCACACCCGCTGAGGGCGACCAAAGCGGCGATCATTAGGGCGATACTGGACTTGGATCAGGCCAGCGTCTGCATTCAGAGCAGGCTTAGACGAGAACGGAACGGCCTGCACAGCAGTGCCACCCAGACCAATGAATGCAGCCACCGCAACGGCAGCAAAACCGACTTTACCGAAAGTCATAGGCAATCCTTTTTTGTTTGAGCCCCGGACGCGCAAAGACACCCCGGCCGGTGAACAGTCGGTTAATTCTCACATTACGATTTGTTCATGGTAGCCATGCCCAAGCCCATCAACTTCTACGCCCGTCCTCGTGAGCCAAGACCATCAGCCCGAGAGAGGGGTTACGACTCCCGTTGGGACAAAGCCCGCAAGACTTTCCTCGCCCACAATCCCTTATGCGTCATGTGCAAGAAGGAAGGGCGAGTAACCCCGGCCACGGTGGTCGATCACATCAAGCCCCACAAAGGGGACCAAGCACTGTTCTGGTCGGTCGAGAATTGGCAAAGTTTATGCGCCCCTCACCATAACAGGGACAAGCAAAGGGAAGAGCGAGGCAGGTTCCAGGCTGTAGACGTGGATGGATGGCCAGTATGAGCACCGAGATCGAGGGCAAGGTCGAGAGGCTTCAGCTTCAGAAGGACGACCTGCTCGTCATCACGTTCAAAGACCGCTTGTCCTGTGAGCAGGTTGAGCGCGTCAGGGAATGGCTCTTGCCGATGCTCGCTCGTAAAGGGCTTGGACAGGGCGATGTGATCGTGCTCGACAATGACGCCCGCCTGACTGTCGTGAACAAGGCAGGGGATGCAGCCTAGGGGGGGGTATCTGAGACCTCAGAGCCATTTCGCCTAGGACCGGCGGGCGATCAAAACTTCTCGCAAAGCCACATTAACGTTCTGAGGTTTGAATTATGGCGGCTCGTGGAGCTAAGCCAAAGCCCGCCCACCTCCGCATAATTGACGGCACCCACCGAACCACGCGGCACGGTGACGAGGGCCGGGTCAAAGAGGCGTCCGAGGCGGCAATTCAGAGTTTCGGGAAGTTGACCCGCCCCAAGCACCTGAAGGGGGAGGGGTTGGCGGCCTGGAAGAAGTACATCGAACCGGCGTCATGGTTGGATGCGAGCCGGGAGCCGGCCGCGATAGCGTTCTGTGAGTTGTGGTCTGAGTTCAGGTTTAACCCGACTGGTTTCCCGGCTTCCAAGCATGGGCAGATGCGGGCTTACATGAGCGAACTCGGCCTCACTGACGAGCGCAATAGAGGCGACGTCGAAAAGGATGACAAAGACGAGTTCTTTGACGACTGACCGGGCCACGCTCTACGCAGAGGCCGTCGTCAGGGGCGATATCGTTGCAGGCCCTCATGTTCGGAATGCCTGCCGCCGTCATCTGGATGACCTAAAGCGAGACGACATTGCTTATGACGAGACAGCCGCCGCCAAGGCGCTCCGGTTCTTCGAGGAGAAGCTCCGGCTGAGCGAAGGACAGTTCGAGGGCAAGCCGTTCCGATCGCAGCCCGCACAGGATTTCATCATCGGGTCACTGTTCGGCTGGAAGAAGCTGGATGGCCGGCGCCGGTTTCGTAGGGCCTACATCGAGCAAGGGAAGGGTAACGGGAAGTCGCCACTGGCGGGCGGGATTGGTCTCTACGGGCTGTGTGCCGATGGGGAAGCTGGCGCCGAGATCTATTCGGCCGGCGCGACCAAGGAGCAGGCAGGCATCTTGTTCCGCGATGCGGTCAAGATGGTCGACAAATCCCCCGACCTCGACAAGCGGCTGAAGCGCAGCGGAGGGCCAGGCCGAGAATATAACCTGGCGTATCTGCCCAAGGGCTCGTTCTTTAGGCCGGTGTCAAGGGAGACCAAAAAGACGGGCTCCGGACCGCGCCCGCACTTCGCCCTCGTGGACGAGGTTCACGAGCACGCAGACGGCGGCATCATCGAGATCCTGGAGCGCGGTTTCAAGTTTCGCCGGCAGCCTCTCTTGCTGATGATCACCAACAGCGGCTCAGACCGCAACTCGATCTGCTGGGCCGAGCACGAACATGCCGTGCGGGTGGCAGCTGGCAACGCAGACGCCAAGGACGACGATCCGCACTATCTGGGCGAGGTTCTGGACGACAACACGTTCTCGTATGTGTGCGCTCTCGACCCGGGTGACGATCCGCTGAATGATCCGTCCTGCTGGATCAAGGCCAATCCCCTCCTAGGGGTCACGATCACAGAGGAGTATCTTGAGGGCGTCGTGGCCCAGGCCAAGGCGATGCCGAGCAAGTTGAACGGCATCCTGCGCCTTCATTTCTGCCAATGGACGGATGCCGATACGGCGTGGATGACCCGGGCGGCGCTTGAGCCGACCATTGCTGATTTCGACCCGAAGGAGCACCACGGGAAGCCGGTTTGGATCGGCTGCGACCTTTCCCAGAATCGGGACATCACCGCTCTGGCAGCTGTCGTAAAGACGGGTGAGGTCGAGGTAACGTCCGAGCGCAACGGCCAGAAGCAGACGGTACGCAAGCCGACCTACGATGCCTGGATAGAGGCTTGGACTCCTGGCGACACCCTGGAGGCCCGCGCGCTGAAGGACAAGGCCCCGTATCGACAGTGGGTCGAGGGCGGTCACATCCACGCTCCGAAGGGCGAAAGCATCCGTTACGACCACGTGGCGCAGGCGCTCGCCGAATACACGCACGGCTTCGCCGTGAAGTGTGTGGCCTATGACCGCTACGCCTTCCGAAGAGGGTTCGAGCCGGAATGTGCTGCGCTGGGTATCGACGTTGAGTTCGTAGAGCACCCGCAGGGCGGTACGAAGAAGGGCAAGCCCAACGAGGCGATGGTCGAGGCGGCAAAGGCCGCAGGACGCGAGCCGGAAGGCCTATGGATGCCCGGGTCTGTTCGAGAGCTGGAAGACGCCATTCTTGAGAGGCGCATCCGACTGAAGCGGAATCCCGTGCTGATCTCGGCCATGATGAGTGCGGTCACAGACAACGACCGCTGGGGCAACTACTGGCTCGCGAAAGAGCGGGCCGTGAACAAGATCGACGCCGCCGTGGCGCTCTGCATGGCGATAGGCGCGGCCGTTTCGTATGAGGGCGTTAAGCCAATGAACCTTGATGCCTGGATCGCGAGCTACGCATGAACTGGCTGAAACGAGCACTCCGGCTGTCGGGCAGGAAGGATGTTGAACTCTCGCGTCGTGGGCTCGCCTCGACCGAGAACGGCAACAACTTCGTCACCAATCAGGTCACGCTCGCAGATTATCGCGATCTGCGCTTGGCGAGCGCGGGGGCCGCGGTGGGGCTTTCGGCGACTTGGGCCTGTGTGCAACTCATCGCGGGCACCATCGCTTCGCTCCCGCTCATGGTCTACCGGACTGACGCCAACGGTATCCGTCGCGTGGCACGGGACCATCCGCTCTACTTCGTGCTGCACGACAGCCCCAATTTTGACCAGACTGCCGTCGATTTCTGGGAGTATATGGCCGCAGGGATCGAGTTGCAGGGCAATGCCTATGCCCTGATCGAGCGCCGCACGAGCGACAATGCCATCAATGCACTCCATCCGATCCGCCCCGACCTCGTGCGTGTGCGCCGTCTGGACGATGGCAGCCTCGAATACGAGTGGACGGAGGACGGCCGCCGTGTCGTGAAGCCTGGCGAGCAGGTGCTTCATATCCGCGGAGCGATGGGTGACGGGCTCTCAGGCACCTCGACCCTCTCAGCCTGCCGGAGTGTATTCGAGGATGCCATCGCGGCTGAGACCGCGGCCGGGGCGATGTTCCAGAATGGAGTTAACCCTGGCGGCGTCCTGTCGACTCGGGACGATGTCCAACTGACGAAAGAGCAGCGCGATCATCTTGAGACGCTGCTCCAGGAAAAATACGTCGGCGCAATGCGGAATGGGCGCCCCATGCTGCTCGACAACGGGCTCAAGTGGACACAGCTTTCGATCAACCCCCAGGACGCCCAGATGCTGGAGAGCCGCAAATTCAGCGGCGAGCAGATCTGCCGCCTGTTCGGGGTGCCCCCCGCCATGGTGGGTTTCGGGGACAAGGCCTCAAATTGGGGGACAGGCAAGGAAGTCGATGTGCTCGGCTTCCAGAAGTTTACCCTCCGGAAGCGTCTGAAACGCATCGAGCAGGCGCTGCTGAAACAGCTCGTGCCCCTCGCTGAGAGGCGGGCGCAAGGGATCACGATCGAGTTCAATTTCGAGGGATTGCTGCGTGGGGATACCGCGAGCCGGTACGAGGCCTATGAGAAGGCAATCCGCATGGGAATAGCGACCCGCAACGAGTGCCGAGCCCTCGAAAATCTGCCGCCTATCGAGGGTGGCGACGTGGTGACGGTGCAGATGCAGGACATTCCGCTGGCGAATGCCATCAATGGAGATCGCGATGAGCAAGACAGCTCCAATCCTTGAGATCAAGTCGCTCAAGGACAGCGGCGAGTTCGAGGGCTATGGTTCCACCTTCGGTGGCGAGCCTGACGCCTACGGCGACGTTATCGCCCCGGGGGCCTATACGGACAGTCTGAAGGCTCACAAGGCCAAGGGCACGATGCCCAAGCTGTTCTGGCAGCACAATCCGGACGAGCCGATCGGCAAGTGGCTGGACGCGAAAGAGGACGATCATGGCCTCCTGATGCACGGCAGGCTGAACATGGACGTTCAGCGGGGCCGCGAGGCCTATGCGCTCATCAAGGCAGGCGACATCGACGGGCTGTCGATCGGCTACCGCATCAAGGAATACAGCGTCGACACGGAAACGGGCGTCTGGACGCTTGAGAAGCTCGACCTCGTGGAGGTCAGCATCGTGTCGGTTGGCGCGAACGAGAACGCGGTCGTGCAGAGCGTGAAAGCCGCCAAGGCGGCGCACGACCTCACCGAGAAGCTGAAGGCCGGGGACCGGCTGACAGAGCGAGAGTTTGAGACTTGGCTCAAGGGGCTGGGCTTCTCCAACTCGCAGGCGGAGCGTGCCGCACGTCTCCACCTGAAGGGGCAGGGGGAACCTGCCGGAGCGGCTGACGACGGGCTCGCGTTCTTGCGCGCCCTCAAGGGCTGACGCCCAGCATCAACCAAAATCAGGAGGTTCCCATGTCGGAACACAAGACTGCGGCCGAGCTTGCCGCAGAGGTCAAGCGCGACTTCGAGACGAAGCACGACAAGGTGAAGGAGATCGCCGAGAAGGCGCTCGCCGAGGCCGAGAAGGGTGTGCCGATGGCATCTACCGCCAAGGAGCTGGCGGACCAAGCCATTACCGGCATGAACGAAGCGAAGGCCCGTCTTGACGAAATCGAGCAGAAGCTTGCTCGCCGTCGCGAACAGGGCGATAGCGAGCGCACTGCCGGCCAGCGGTTCATTGAGGACGAAGGCTTTAAGGCTTTCGCTGGACAGACCCGCCCGCGCGGCCGTCACATCGTCGAGGTGAAGGACATTACCTCTCTCACCACCGACGCCCCCGGCTCTGTGGGCACTCTTGTGCGCCCGGACCGCGCTGCACCTGTCGAACTGCCGCGTCGTCGCATGACGATCCGCGCTCTGCTCGCCCCGGGCAATACCTCGTCCAACTCGATCGAGTATGACAAGGAGAAAGGCTTCACCAATAACGCGGCTCCGGTCGCGGAAGGTGCGCTGAAGCCTCAGTCCGAGATCCAGTACGAGGAAGCGATCGCGCATGTTCGTACGATCGCGCACTGGATGCGTGCATCGGTCCAGATCCTTGCGGACGCCCCCGGCCTTCGCTCGATGATCGATAACCGCCTCCGTTATGGCCTCGCCTATGTCGAAGAGAACCAGCTTCTCAACGGCAGCGGCACAGGGCAGAACCTCGAAGGCCTTGTGACGGTGGCAACGCCGTTTGCGGCTCCGGCTGGCGCGGCTGCGGCGGATCAGGAGATCGACACGGTTCGCCTCATGATGCTCCAGGTGGCTCTTGCCGAGTACCCGCCGAACGGCATCGTGCTGAACCCGATCAACTGGCACAACATCGAGACGCTGAAGGACACGACCGGGCGATACATCATCGGTAATCCGCAGGGCACGCTCTCGCCGACGTTGTGGAGCCTCCCTGTCGTGGCAACGCAGGCGATGGGTGTCGGTAAGTCGCTGGTCGGCGCCTTCGATCTTGCAGCGCAGATCTTCGACCGGCAGGACGCCACTGTCGAAGTCTCGACCGAGGATCAGGACAATTTCGTGAAGAACAAGGTCACGATCCGCGCTGAAGAGCGGCTTGCCTTGGCGATCTATCGCGAAGAAGCCCTCGTCTACGGCGACCTCGCCCCTGCTGCTACCCCGTAACCGTTCGGTTCATCAAGGAGGGCGGCTTCGGCTGCCCTCTCTATGAACTGAGAGGAGATGCGAAGATGGTCAAAGCAATCCTTACAAAGCCGCTTGACGGTCAGCCGGAAGGCACAGAGCGCGAGTTCAGCCAAGCTGACTTCGACCGGCTTAGCGCAAGGGGCGCGGTGCGTGCCGTGTCTACTGGGGGCGAGAAGGCCGCCCCGAAGGTCCCCAATAAGGCCGCTCCAAAGGCCGCTAATAAGTCGGCAGACACCGCCAAAACCAAGGCTTGATCCGTGCTGATCCCGGTCACTCCCGCCGCCCCTGTCGTCACGCTGGACGAGGCGAAGGCTCATCTTCGCGTCGACCATACGGACGATGACGCCTATATCACGGCGCTCATTGGCGTTGCCTCCGTGGCCGTTGCCGACCGCACGGACACCACGGTTGGGGTGCGCGAATGGGAGTGGCATGCGTTCCACGAAGACATGCTGCGTCGGATGTCGCCGTGCTGGCGGCTTCGCATCCCGGCCCCGCCGCTCCTCGAGGTGCTGTCGATCACGTATCGGGACGGGCAGGGCGTCGAGCAGACCTATCCGGCGTCCGATTATGAGGTGGTCGGCGTCGGGGCGCCGCAGGGCGGCTATGTCCGGCTGAAGAACGGCCGCACCTGGCCTTCCGTCGAGCCGGGCACCGAGGCCGCGGTCGTTCGCTTCCGGGCAGGCTACGAGGACGTGCCCGAGCCTCTCAGGCAGGCGGTGCTTCTCATCATCGGGCACCTCTACAATTCACGCGGCGAGATGGTGAACACGAACCTGATGGAAGACCCGACCATCCGGGCTATCCTCGCCCCATATCGAGTGCTTGGCGTCTGATGATCCAACTCGGCTCTGTCACCGTCGAGATCCACGACGGCTACACCGTCACGCGCTTTGCCGACGGCAAGGAAGTTCACGCCCTGCATGCTGAACAGCCAGGGCAGGCGGAAACCGCCAAGGGGCTCGGCTATCCGGATGCTGAAGCCATGAATACCGAGCATGACCTTGCCCATTGCCTGCTGGCCTACTGGCTTGGTCTGGACTGCTCGCCGACCCTTCGGGACGTGGCGGACGGCAAGCCAGCGACCGAACCCCACTGGCTTGAGGAAGAGGCGGTGATGTCTCTCTGCAAGTTCGCCAATGCAATGGGCGTGTCTCTTGTCGAGGTGGCCCGCAACATCAGCCGAGGCGCCTGAAATGGAAGCTAATCGAATTTCCGTTCCTGTCCCCGACGTACTGAAAGTCAGCTTGGAAGTGACAGGGCTCCGCCGCGCGCTATTCCGAATGCGTGTAGGGGCGTGGTTCGTCATGCTTGGAGCCTCGATCGGCGGCTTCAACGTTGAATTCAAGGACGAGTGACCCCGATGGAAGCCGGGAAACTCGACCGCCGCATCACGCTCCAGCGGTTCACCACGACCAAGAACGAGTTCAACGAGGACGTTCA